TAGAGGGATCAACTGAGTCAGATTCAGTCTCAGTGGTAAGTAAGTTCAAGTCTTCGCTGTTAAATAACTCTTGGTTATTGCGAATAAATTCTTGTTCTTCTTCTGTAAGAGTAGCCATTGTTAATCTATTCCATAAGCAGTTGCCAATTTGCCCGTCATACCAGTGTCAAGCTGTCCAAAAATTGTTTTTGCTTTTATCTGTAACCACTTCCTTTGTTGCTCTATTGGCATTGCAGTGACTTTAGATAACATTTTCATATCATCTGCATACGCTCGACTTTGTAGGTATGCATCAAACTTTTGGTTCATTTGCTCGTCCGTCAGCGGAGTGACATTTTTCTCTTCTGTTTGCGGAGTGACATCCCGTGACGCAACTGTCGTATCCCCGCGCCTTGCTTTTTCGAACTGTTGCAGCAACATCTGCCCGTCGAACAAATCATTGTCGGGTAAACGGTTTGTAATGTAATCCCCCACCTTAATGGTATAAGATTTACCTTGGACCATGGCCTCATGCTTATCATTTATCCACGGGATACTATTATACGTGGCGGAGCGCTTAGATTCAAAGTTTCCAACCAATTGTAATACTGCTGAATTGATCAGCCTCAAACGCTGGTCAGCGGGTCTGCCCACACCCATAGCTTCAAGGTTGGCTTTAAGTTCTTTATCTGAGAGCGCCTGTCCTTTAGACCCTTTAGAGGCAGCGAGGTCATACGCCGCTGACAAAGTTAATTGTGCTATTTCTTTGTCAATGCCTTTTAGATCTTTAAACAAATTAATATTGCTTATGGCATTAACCACAAACGCTTCACGGGTTGGTCCAGTTATGTTTTGCCTATTGCCTGTCTGATAATTAAACGCATCAACAAGCATATCCACTTCATTTTCGATAGCGCTTAAAAATTGGTTATACTTGTTAGAAGAATCGGGATTATTTTCCACAAGGCTACGCAAACGTAGCATACCAACTGTACCCAATTCAGCTTGGGCCATAAATCCAGCCAGATCATCTATGGTTGTTTTGAATTGCACCATAGTCTTTCTAGGCTCTTCACCTTTAAGCGCTATCATGCCATTGGCAATATCCTCTTTTGTATATGTGGTGTCGCTTACAGTACTTTTGTACGCTCCTTCGCTTGCATCATATACAATAAGATCTGCACTCATACTAATAGAGCCGTCTTCATTTAGGGGATAGAATCTTACTTTCTCCCCCTCTCCTAATGCGTTCTTTGCAGCTTCTTCAATAAAATCAAGTTCTTTCTCCCTAACATATTTTAAAGCGTCTGCTCTTTCTGTGTCAGACAGTTTGCTGGATTGGGATTGTTCTAGCCATGTAATAGCACCACGGGCATCTGCTAAAGTTTCAATTTTGTTCTTTTCAATCCAATCTCCCCAAGACATATCTTCATTATTATTAACCCCCTCCAGCATTAAACGGGCGGCGTTTCTAAGCGGAATAGATTGGTTTTCATCCGCTGCAATCGATTGAAGAACAGCTTTATTATCTTTATATGGGGCAAGATATTTATATACGTCTTCTATTGCCCCAGCGGATTGTACCTCAAACCCATATTTACCTGTAGGCTCTTCAACGTCTACGCTACGATTTGCAATAGCTACGGGGCCAGCCATAAGTGGGGTGTTAACGTATTGTTCAACCTGCTTACGATTAGATTCATACTTATCAACATATAAATCGGAGAACTGCTGCGCGGTAAAAGTCGTACCCTTTTTATCAGACGGCACATTATTACTAATTGCTTTTGTGCCTACAACATCTACCGCCATTGCAGTCGGGCGACTTAATAAACTCGCTGCCCCACCAGCGCCTTGTTGATGTGCTAGATACAACTCCGCACCAGTGATGTTGGTCCTATTTAATCTTTCCTGTAATGATTTTTTATTTGCAGCGGCAAGCTTTGCAGCGCCCAAAGACGATGATTTCCAATCATATACATCCACATCATATTGTTTGGCTGTAGTATCAATAAATGCAAACAAGCCTTTTGCGGAAGAAACATTATTAGACATGTTTTTACCAAGACTACTTTCAATCGAAGCAGTGGTTGCAAGGTATCCAGCAGGTAAATCATACTCTTGCTCTAGCTGTGTCCAATATGCAGACATCTCTTCCATAGACCCAAGTGAGTAACGGGCATTCTTAGTGGCCTCATTCCACTTTATCTTGCCGCTACTCCACGCCTCTACAAATGACTCTGGTGTATACGCCTTACCAGCTAATAAGTTATAAACACTTGCACGGGCGCTTGCGGGGAGTTTGCTACCCAGCGCGGAATAAACTGCATTAACGCCCTTTTCTGTAAGCTCATCATTTAATCTTGCAGCCTCTTGTTGCTCAATACCAAAGCGTATTTTGAGTAGTTCTATCTGATCTGCTTGCGCCTGTTTACGGACCTCACTATCATATTCTCTTTGTTCTGCTAGAAGCCGCGACTTTTCCTCTCGGTCTTCCCTACGAAGCCTATCCTCACGCAGACCCTCGCCAAAGCCAGCCAATTCACCTTTGGTTAATGATAACAAACCCATCAGAAGTATTCCTTTATATATTACCCAGCATCTCTTGTTGGGCGTCCTCGTTGGCAGCGCCTTGCATAGACATCAGCCCCTCTTCTTCGGGCGCATCTTCTGGCATTTCTTCGGACGATAAGATCAGAGGCTCTTCCGCTGCCGCCTCTTCCTGACCGCCGCGCATACCTCTTATTTTCTCCATGGTGACCAACTTTGGCTCTTGGTCCCATCCCCGCTCAAAGTCTATTCCCGCTTTGATAGCAAGTGTCTCCACAAGCTTTGCCATGGGGCCAGCAGTCAGTACAGCATGGTCAACGGATATATTACCTTTGCCCACATTCATGCGGGAGAAGCCTGTAACGACATCAATGATAGTGTCACCGCCCTCTAGCAAAGTTAATATTGCAGATTTACTCTCAGGCTTAGTCAGCGACATTACCATTTTTTCTACAATATCGACGTAGTTGCTGGACTTCGGGGGTCTATGCCATGGATAGTTGCGGGTATCGCTGGTGTAATGTTCTCCAGCAATTGGACCATCAAACTTCGGCGTCTTCGACATCTTCTACTTCCTTATCGTCTTCGATCAGTCGATCAAAAAAATCGGGGGTGTATATGAAAGTTTTGCCTGATGCTTCGATAGCCTTTTCGGGCAATTTCCCATCGTAGTAATTACGAACACTCTTCTTCACTGCATCTCTAAGTTTCATTATCCAAACCAATCCCAAAAATCATTTTCATCATCTCCGAACACTATGTCGTATCCAATTTTAAGGAGTTCATACTTAGATCTACCCGCCGCTGAGTCTTGATCAAACTCAAGCCTGTCTTCTTGAATGTCGTAGTTTCGATCTGCTTTGTATTGTTCAACAAGCCTGTTTAAGTAGTTCTCAGTCGTTTTCCATGAGTAGTCTAGAAAGGCGTCTTCGCGGTCCCATATCTGGGTGAGCGCCTCTTTGCTTAATCCTAAAGAACTTTCGATATCGAACCTTGCAGCATCAAAGTCCATTTCCGCCTCTGCTAGGACCAGAGACTGCCGCCATTTTTCTACGGCAAGATCGACGTTGAATTGCATTTCTTTGTAGAACTTTTCAAAACCCGCCTCTAAAGTTTGATAAAATTCATTGCCATCGTTGGTTTCCCCAACATTAAACATCTCAATTGTATCAAGCGCCTTTTTAACAACCACATCGGCCTCAAATTGAAGCCCATCGTAGAACTTACGAAAATCGTTTTCAGCTTCGGCGGTGAATAATCTCTGTGTATTTGTGGCCTTCATATCCTCAAAGATAGCATCCACACGACTACTTATATTAAGTATCTCAGTTTGCTGCTCATTATCTAAGTTCTTGAGATCCATCGCCAGAAAGGCTTTGGCATTATTAATTGCCGCCTCTTGGTTTGCGGTAAGGTTGGCCTCTTCAAACTTTGAAAGAACTAATGCCTTCTGCATCAATGCCTGTTGGCGGTTATCTAAGTTCTTTTCGGTAAGGCTCTGGAACAACTTCGATTCAGCTTCAGCAATTGGTAAGCTGGCCTCAAGAAGTGCATTACTCATCGCAGCCACCGAAGCAGTGTCCCCGCCGCGCATTCCATTAATACCCAGCATCTTAGATACTGCCCGTGCCGTCTTTGCCGCAAAAGCGGGGATGGTGGGATTACCATTAGAGTCCACAAACGCCTCAGACAGTTTTTCCATCTGGAACATTAGGCTGGCTTTGGCGTCTACATAATTTCCTTCACCCAGCGTATCCGCTAAAAGCTTTCCTTCCACAGTGGTTGTATCTACGATGTTGGAGAGCTTTATGGTGGCAGCTTCATTCAGTGCCTTTCCAACATAATTTACACTGCCGTCTGCATTAACCCCCGAAAAAGACCCTTCCATATCAATCTGATCAGCATCAACTAGGGCGTTATCACTAACGGTTCCTGTCTGTGCCTGTGCTTGGTTTTTAATATCATCTAGGGCCGATAGGGAGGTCTCGGCGGTATACGTTGTAGGGTCGTTAAAATCGGGAGCATCAAGACCCGAAGTTCCTGCCTGACCAATGGTATCCCTGTCCCTTTCGGAATACTGATAGTTTGGATCATCAGGGTTTAGTCCAGACTGTTGATCCTCTTCACTAAATCCCTCTCTTTCGTCATTTAATTTTCTATCATCGCCAATTAGATCGCCTGTGTCAGATAACATATTCTCTGGGTTAGTTGTAGAAGTTAGATCATTGAATATGTAGTCCATCATTGGCTGCACCTGATTTAAGCCAATGTCTGCAAGTCCCTCTGACGCCTGTAGGTTCATCATGTCGGTCAATGTACCTTGAATAGCCGCTGCTTTCTGTTCATCCGTAAGATTTGGGTCATCTAAAATTGCGTTAATTCTATCATCGTTGTCTTTGTTTGATGGAACATCGTTACTATCTTGGGGTAAATTAGATCCCGTCGAACCTGGTAATATTCCTTTTAGCTGTAGCTTATTTATTGTACCCATAGCGAGGCCAAGGGGGCCAGAAACTAAGGTTAGTACTTTAGCAATCTTTTGGTTTCTCTCGTAATCAGCCTGTGAAATATTGGTACTAGGATTATCGTTGTAAAAACTTAAATCAGCATTAGGGTCAATTTCACCCTTTTCATTGTACGCGGTAAAGGTGCCTGTAGGATTCCCGCTGCTATCAACATCCCTAATGACGTTGGGGTCGCCTGTATTCAACGTGTCTAACAGACTGTCTACGGCACCACGATAGGGAAGACTATCATTGTCTGATGAATTGCTACCCGAAAAGGTATTGGAAATAGCATTACTGACGCCGCCTAGCGCTCCCCCGTATGTGTCACCCGAAGCCCCCGCGCCACCGCCATCAAACATGTCGCCTACATTTTTGTAGCCTGTGATGCTTTCGAAGAGTCCTTTTTCTTCATTATCGTCAGACATTATTTATCCCTCTCGGCTTCACAGCGGCGAATACGATCTCGCAGGTAGATGTAATTTTTAACAGCCTCTGGAATTGCAGACTCAGACTTTGGCAGACGCTCTAATTCATCTGCCAATCTGTTGTTAAATTCTTGGGAGTACTGCTTGATAGAAGGGCAATAAATCTCTAGCTGAGTTTTATAGACCGTTCTGGCGCAGCCTGTCAGTGACAGACTTAGTGTCAGTAAGAGTATCAGTCTCATCTTCTGCCATTTTCTTATAGAAGTCTTTGATTTCGTTAGAGGTCTCTAACTCATCTTTCAGCGCCTGTTTTTCATACGCTGCTTTGCCTTTTAGCCGCGCAAACACGTATATCACGGGAATTGCTATTGCTAACGCGGCTATGATTAAATCTTTGATCCGACCAAAGATGTTAAACATCCACACCATCCTTTTGGTCTTTCATACGGGCGTAGATGGCTAGGCCAACCCCCGCCAAAGCAAGTAACAAGAAGAGTGTTTTCATGCTTTCTGCGTATGGAATAAGTGCCTCAACTTGCGGGGCTATCTCACTGAGAACCGTAGCGGCCCCAGCAACGCCCGCACCCGCCATGGTCTTACTTTTTGTAAGCGGCTTTTTATCTTGGACAGTAACCTTTTGAACCATAGTATCCCCGCCATCATCTGACGGGAGTTGTGCGTCCATGGTAAACACAGCAGCCTCGGCGGCACGTCTACGAGTAAGTCCCTTGAGAGGTGTAAGCTTTCCATCAACCCGCGCTTTATTCCAGCGCATCATCTGAGCGGGAACGGCGGCGTAATCCCCCGCATTAAGTTTCCGCAAGAGCGTTGAGGACTTTAGGTTACCAATCCCTATGTTGAAAGTTAGCGACACAATCGCATCAAACTGAGATTGAGTTAACGGGACATCCACAACGCGCCTTACCTGCGCACCAAACTCGTTAAGCTCTTCAAGTAAACGGTCTTCACACTCTTGTACGGTCAATTTTGTTCCAGAGCGAACACCTTTTGTTGCCCCATATCCTATCGTCCAAACTCCAGCAGGGCAGCGATATGAGCTAACCGTCCCATCTGGTTGGACTTTATGTAGACCTTCAAACTTCTTAACAAGTTCGACGCCTTGTTGTGAAACTGTAGAGGGATGCATATTTTCTCCTATGCTGCTTCTGACATGATTCCTGTGATGTCTCCCCCCAGCCCTCTCGTATCGAGGACATTTGTACTTAAAAGTTCGCCGCGTGGGCTGTAGTTTGATTCAATCAACAAACCGTTTGCATCAAGGCTTCTGCCTACCAGCGTACCGTCAGCGCGTACTTCAGAGCGTTTTAGATTTCCCCGTGCATCAAAAGCGGCAAGTATCGCTTGCGTATTGTCCCCTGTGGTGGACAGTTGGTCATTAATTAAATTGTTTTGGGCATTAATATTAGTAAAGCCCTGCTCTAAGGCGTTTTGTGTATTGCTGCCTTGATCCTGTAGACCCGCGAAGCCCTCACTTAATAGTCCCTGTGTTTCACCCGTAGCAGAACTTTGGTCGGCGAACCCTTGCTGCAAAGTATCTTGAGCAGTTTCTGTTTGCCCCGCAAGTGCGGCAAGCTGGTCCTGTGTAAGTCTATTAGTCTGACTTTGATCAGAGAAACCTTGCTCTACAACATTCTGTATGCTTTTTCCTTGTGCATCTTGTGCAGCAGATAACGCAGCGGCTGACCCTTGTTGTGCGGCTTGAGCATTAGCAATGGCAGTCTGGTTTGCCGCCGCCTGATCAAGTATATTGCCCTGACCAGTTTGTAAGTCTGCCCTTGCCTGATCCGCTCTGCTGGTATCAGTGCCATAACGGTCAATAAATGCGCCAAAGTTAGTTTGGAAATTACCCTGATTATCGGTCATTATTCCTTGGTTTTCGAGAAGCTGCCCCGCGTAGGTGTCTAAGTTACCTGTAACAGTTCCTACATCAGTAGAGAGGTCACTCATACGATCACCTAGACCACCTTGACCTTCTATAACATTTGTCTGAAGTTCGCCTATACGGGCGTCTGCATTAGTATCAACTGCATCAAATGCCGCGTCTAGCGCGGATGTCCTATTATCAAAGTTTGTTTGTTGGTTACTAAAGCCTGTATCCACCGCACCTTGGACATTGCCCACGGAAGTGTCTAATGCATCAAACCGTCCCGTTTGATCAGCAAAGCCCTGAGTTATGTCACCCCTCGCATCGGTAATACCTTGCCTAATGTCTCCCTGAGTACCAATCATAGTACCTTGGTTAGCTAACATCGTGTCTTGGTTACCCGTAAGAGTGCCTTGTCCCCCTTTAAGTGTTCCAAGATCACCAAGAACATCGCCGAATTGACCTGCTACATTGGTGCCAAGTGTATTAAGTGCGCCATATAAGCCTGTACCGCCTTCTTCATCTTGCACACCAACATTTGTAAGCAAGCCCCCAATCCCCGTATTGGCGGTATCAATCCCCATATTGGCGGTATCAATGCCCCCCTGCGCCGTTCCAATAGCGGTTATCGCTGAATCGATTGCTGCTGTGTTATTACCCAAGGCTGCTTCCAAAGCAGACAAATCGACACCACCCGCCTCAAGTGTAGCCATAAGAGCATTAAACTGCTGGTCACCAAGACCTGTTTGGTTCGTAATGTAAGTTTTTTTAGTACCGCCGCACATTTGTCAGTTCCTTTTTTGTTAGATAACCAATAGTTGTGTAACCTTTTCGATTAAGAAAACTTTGGTAAGCTTTCGTATCAGTACCGCTTGAAGTAGCTACACAAACTTCGGCTGCACCCTGATCAACTGCCCATTTTTCAAACTGAGTTATTAACCTAGTTAGGGCTGAAAATGCATATTTGCGTTTATTGGGAAGTAAGTAGATAGCTAAATCGTTTGCAATTCGATCTTTACCAAACCAGTGTTCATCAACACATCCCATCATAAAGCCTATGATGTTACTACCTTCTTCGATAACCCAACAAAACGCTTCTCCTGATATGCTGTATTGTATCACACCCAGCAGCTTATTCTGGGATAAATCATAGTTTTTATACAAACTAGATTGATGAAACTTCACACAGAGTTTTAGGATATTGGGGGCATCAGAAAGTTCAGCTTTTCGAACTTTTATTTTCTTCATTACCCTTAATTTATACCATAATTAAGAGCTAAATGCAACCCCTTATAGACTGTGATCAACTCGCTGCTCTAAGTCATGTAGTCTGGCAGTCACTTCTTGAAGCGCAGCCCACAGAAAAGGAACAAGCGTAGTATAATTAACAGTTTGGTAGATAGGATTACCATTTACATCTACCTGATCTTTTTCACCTTTTACTGCCCATGGACATACCTTTTGAAGTTCATGTGCGATAAACATTGGGCGGGAGACATTTTCATTGTGCATGGTCGCCATCACAGGATTAGCAATCATGATATCATCCACCGCCTGATACAATGAGCCGTCTATAGTCTTTGCTCTATAGTCGGAAGTCTCGTTTAAAGTGGTACAAGTTAATGTACCACCCACAGAAGCATTTCCCGCGACAGAAAGATCTTGTGCCAGAAACAAATCAGCAAATCTCTTGTTGGTTGTGCCTAGTGAGATGCCTGTTGTGCTTGTAGCGTCTGTATCGGGGACAATGGCTGTATCTACCGCGCTAACATGGGCTTGAGAGCGCCACACCGCTGCGCCGTCTGTATTGCCTACACAAATCCAAAGACGCCCTGTTGTGGTATTAATCCACATGGACCCAACAGCGTAGTTTTCATCAACGTCATTGTTTACCGTAGGGTCTGTAGTAGCGGTGATATTATTAATACCCCCAACACCCCCATTTGCGGCGGGGAGATACCCACTTACAGATGTCCCCAAGGGTATTTTAGGAGCATCTCCATCGCTCCCCGTGCCTGTGTGCGTATGCCCCGTGGTAATGTTGAAAGCATCTCTAAGCTTATCAAATTCATTGTTTAAAGGTGCCGCTGTAATATCCAGAGAGTTCTGAATGCTGCCCGAAGATTGTCTGGTATAACCCGTCATCGCCTACCCGCCTGTCCGTATTCAAAAACTATGCCATGAAGTGAATGCGGGGCATCTGTCCCCACAGAAACATAAGTCGCTCTTGCGGCGTATCCTGACCCCTGTATGTCTGTTACAAGTACAGGTTTTGAGGAGCCGCCATATTTGATGTCAGTCCCGCCATATGTGATTTGTCTTCCCCCAAATACCACAGGAGCGCCAGCGCTACTTTGTTGATATTCAGCGGGGGTTAGTGTGTTGGGATCTCCCCAATCATATTGAACTGCGAGGTTCATTGTGAACGGGCCTTCCGCTCTCACAAACGTGTTAATCTTATGTATTATCTTGCGGGTCTCTGTTTCCCCAAAATCTAAATACGGGGTGGAATAAATACTGACGATGTTATCACCACCAAGAGTGTTGCCCTTTTCTTGTCGATACACTCGACCATCAAAAGACCCATGTAGGACATACTCTGTCTTTCCGATAAATTCAGAGGTAGCCACGTTCATTTTGAATCCAGTTAGATCACTAAACTCAAATTCACGCCCGTCACCTTCGGGAGCAATTCCCGCCAAGACCCCTGAACCTGTTCCAGTATTGTCCCCAAAAAACATTCTATATTGGTTCTTTTGTCGCACAACGACAGAACTAATGGTGTCTAAATCTTCGTTGTTAATTATCTCAAGTATTCGGCCTTGAATAGAAGATGAAATAGAACTGAGTTCTGTATCACCAATTCGTGAAGTTGCAGAAACCTGTCTAAGTCCCCCTGCACTTAAATATATTAACTGTCCCCCAAGGTCTTGAATACTGTCTGGAGCAATACAGCCTACGTTTGAAGTAATACTTTCTATCTTAAATACATTGGTAGCCGTAGTGTCTGGATTAACCTCAACCTTTTTAATTGAGTTTTCCCCAAATATAAACGTAGCATCGCGGAACGGTTTAAAATTAACGACATTAAAACCCATGTCATACTGGTCAGAGTTAGAGGCTGCTGTAAAAGTCAGCAGGGTGTCTAAAGAAAGTATAGTATCGGACTGTGCAATCTTTGCAGGTTTTGTAGGATCACCACCTAAAAACAAATATGCATCAAAAAATTCTACAAGAGAGGGCGATTCAAGGGCGTTAGGACCACCAGGGCTGCTGGTGCCACCTGTGTTTGTTGGGTTAATTTCATACCAATTTGTACCATCAAAAACGATTGCTTTATTAACACCATCGACAAATACAATAATACTTTTATTTGATGTGCCATCCGTTACATTTATTTGAGCATGTCTAATCTTTGTAACTGTTCCGTTGCTGTTAGACATATTTCTTGTTGGATGAGTATTGCTAGTATTAACAGTGTTCCATTTTCTCCAACCTACGGCGGGAGTATGATACATAAATGAGTACTCGGCAGAGCCTACATCTTTCCTCGCAGCAATTACATAAGGATTGCCCAGCGCCTCGTTTTTATAAACTGCTAATCCTAGTATTGCTCCTTCAGAGGTTTCGTTTCCCACACTTCCTTCTTCCACAGTAGTGAAGTTTGTGTCGTAATCCGTAAAGCCCTCAATACGGCGGTAACCTCCAAAAAGACTTGGCTCGTAATTTAACAATCTAGTAGCCGCACCTGACTTGTTCTCCGCAAGATCAAGGTGATGCTCGTTAGAGTTAAGTCCCCCAGAGCAAATCAGTTTATAACTCTGGATTCTATCAGCCATGGGTTGTCACTTTTACGAAGCCAGAGCGGCCCATATTCCCGCCAAAATTCACGCGAGTATCTCTGATGTTGTCGTACTGATTGATGTACTGTGCTTTTAGATCAACGATACCATTTTGGAAGTTTGCCATGGCAAGCTGCGCGGCCTCTGGATTATCTTTAAATAAATAAAGGTGCGCCATAGCCCCCTCAGTAATGATGTAATCCAAGACATTCGGGTATATTACGTTTCCTGTTGGCGTGTCTGCTACATCGACTAGCTCAGTTGGATGTAAAAAATATCTAAAGCTTAAACGATATGTTTTGTCGGGGGCGGGACTTACACCAAAGCCCGTGCCGTGAGACCTATAAACGTAGATAGGCTTGTCCAGACCTGCTGATGTATTATCATCATCTTCGTTTCTAAAGTTTGCATAATACACGTCACGGTCTAGGTATTTAAGCGAGTATGTTTCCTCAACACCTGTCCCCGCATCTTTAGTGATTTGAAAACTGTTCCACTCAATAGTCTTCATATTTAGAGGGTTAGAGTACTCAACCTGTCCTACTACCAATGTAGTATTTTCTTGAGCGGCGTTAAAAGGCCATGTGAACTGTTGTCTATTTAAATCGAAAACTGCGCTATTAATTGCATCTTTTGCGGCGGCTTGTATGCCCCGCGCACTAGCAAAGTCAGCAGAGGTTAACTCTACTTCATTTAGACGCCGCAATATGCGGTTAGTTAAGCTAAGAAAGTCAGCCATTTTAAGCCTTTTAAGCTACACGTTTATATGGAGATGCCGCTGTTGAAGTAGACGTACTCTTGTAGGGTCTATTTGGTTGTACGGCGGTAGTTACACTGAACGGAGAGTTGTGTATCTCGGTGAACGTGAACACACTTCCGCTTATAGATGCACGGGGGGTACTAATTGCGCCTGTTATGGTAGACGTATAAGCTACCCCACCTATTACACTTGTGGATGTACTAAAGTTAATGGTAGGACGATTAACTCTGACACGGTTTGCGGCGAAAGAACTAGAACTTGCTAAACTTGTTGAAGAGGAACTTTTTACAATTCTCTGAGTATGTATAGTATTTGTAGTAGAAATACTGCCCGATACTACCGCATCGATGACGGTTCCAGTATAACCCTGCGCCCCAAATGACAGGTCAATATCGCCAGAAACATCTACAGTTCTAATTCGTTTGAAGTCTGTTGAGAACGACGAAACTATTGATCCACTCGCCGCACCATCGTTTATAATCTCAGTTTTTTGTACTGATCCTGTTACCGCAACGGAACCTACCGCTGCCCCATCATTTACCCGATCCGCATCTACCGCACCTGTGGCAGCTACAGACCCGTTTGCACTGAAGTCTTTGATCCTATCGGCATCAACCGTACCTGTGACAGATATTGATCCAGATGCTGGCGCAACAAGACTTATATTTCCCGTCTGGCTGGTGGTCGATGATACATCAGTCGATGCAGCGCCTACTCTTACTCTTCTAGAATCTGTAGCGCTTGAGGAAGAGATTGATGCGGATGCACTTACTTCCCGTACCCGTGCAGCAGCAGCAGTGGTTGAAGAGGTTATAGTTGCGGCTGGAGCGCCAATTGCTGTGATTTTACCATCGACGCCTGTCGAGACCGTAATATCTCTGCTTGCTTTGCCAGTTTTGATATTTGACTCAGCAACAGCAGTGATTTCCATCTCTTCTGTGATGGAGCCTTCAACCGCTAGTCTACCCGCAACAGACGCAGTTATGGCTTCTGACTGCGTAATATCTCCATCAGCAGCCAATCTGCCCGATACAGACGCAGTGACGGCAACGCTCTCAGTAATAGACCCTGCCGATATAATCTCACTATCGACACTGGAAGTGATTGCTGCTGAAGCAGCGGCCTCTCCCAGACCTACCTTTTTAGCTGCCACGCTGGTGGTGGTTACGCTGCTGGCGGTAGCCTCTGCTGGAGTGCTAACTCCCGCTGCCACACTGCCAGAAGATGTAATAGAGCCACTGACGGCAATAGCTTCATCCGTAGTTGCCGATACTGTCGAAGTAACAGTTATACTGCCAGAAATTTCGGCGGTACGTTTGCGCTGGTAAACGGTACTGGTAACTGTATTCGTCGAGGCCGCAACATCTGCCACTCTGACCCGAAGCGCATCCAGAGAAGAAGACGCAGTAATCGTCCCGCCAGCCTCTGCATCATTAACAATCTTCGCTGAAACAGAACCCGACGAAGTAATGCTACCAGCTACTGGTATGCCTTCATCTACAATTGCGGATACAGACGAAGTGGTTGTTACATCTGTTGTAACATCACCCGTTCTC